CGTGTCAAGGTTGATGCTGAATTCGCTGCCGACGTATTGAAAGTCGCTGGTGAAGGTCTTCGTCCTGAAATCCGCAAGGATGCCGAAGAGACCATCGAACGCTTGAAAGCGAACATGGAACATGCTGGTGGAATCGGCAATGCCATCGGCCTTCATGTAATGAAGCATGGTTCATTGCCTGAGTCAATGAAGGCGGTTCCTGTCAATGTTCCTATCGAGACAGTGGATGTCTCCAAGGAAAAGTTGCAGGAAACCTTGGAAACTCTCAGCCAAAATCAAGCTGAAAAGCTGAAAGAAGCGGGTCTTTCCTGATATTTATCAACATCACGGTGTCGCCTAACTTGGTTATGGCACTTCGTTTGGGACGAAGAATAATGTCAGTTCAAATCTGACCATCGTGACCACTTTGAAAAGATTTCGTATCTTTCAGTCTGACCATACTATTTATTGGTATGGAACAAGAGTTTACGAAATTGGTTGCTGAGAGTTTTTCGATAACAGATTTGTCTCGGCGAATGGGATACTTTCCAAACACGTATCGCATCAATAAACTCCGACAACAACTTGAAAAATCGGGTCTTGACTATTCTCATTTTTCAAAAAACGGCCTTCCTCCGAGAAAAAAATTAGAGAAGGTTTGTCCCATCTGTAAGACGCAGTTTGTCATTGAAGATGGACATCGGGATGACCAAGTAACATGTTCTCGTGCGTGTTCCAACACTTACTTTGCTCGAAAACGAAACAAAAATCCAAAGCAATACACCACAATTTGTTGGTATAATCATGGAAAGAAATGCGTCGTCTGTGGTGAAGAACGAATTGTCGAAGTTCACCATATGGATGAAAACAATAAGAACAACGACCCAAAAAATCTCGTTCCCCTTTGTCCGACACATCATCAATACTGGCATAGTCGGTATCGTGATTTAGTCCGACCACAAGTGGAAGCGTTTTTACTCAAGAGTATAAAAAGTTGAGTTTCGAGAGAATTTCTGTAATATGTATGGGTGAAAATGAGTGACGAACTGAAATACTATCCCAAAGAGGAAAACGATATTGAACTCTACTATGTGGAGTTTGACCGTGGGAGTAGAAAAGGTGAGTTTACTCTCTTCAAGAGACAGTATTTCCGTCCGTGGTCTGAAATCGAAAAGATAGAAGACCCCAATGAAAGAGCAATGGCCAAAATGTGCAACCACTGCCATCCGTGGAATATCTTCACGAGTGAGTATGGGCAAGATGGTTGTGTCCCCGACAAAGCTTGGGTTTGTTGGATGGTGGACTGCTTGAATTTCAATCTACGAGCCGCAGCGATTGCAGGCGGAAAAGTCGTAGATGGAACAGAAGAAAAATTTGCCAAGATAATTGGCCGAACACAGTAACGTATGAACATTCAAATCAAAGGATTCTTTATGACTCGAATGTGACCTACATAATGAAGTGTAGGTTCACAGTCATAAAGAATGCGAACCGAAAACAAATACATCCGTAACCGCCGCTTTCGCTGCAAAGCATGGAAGCGTATCCGCAGTCTCACCAATCCCTACGAACATACCCACAATAGTTGGTATTGGACCAGTGAGGCACAAATTGCAAGTCACTTCGAGTGGATTGCAAAACAAGCCCGAGCAATTGATTCGGGCACTCACAAGCACTGGAATCACGCCTCGGCGTCTTTCCGCCGTGAACTAAACAAACAACGCAAGGCCAAAGAACGTCACGCCTTGGCTCGTATCAACAACGGCGATATTGAGTACGAAGTCCCCCATTTCAAGCGTGATGCAGACTGGCTCTACTTTTAACCGTTATGACCACATCCGAGAAATTCAACGCCATCATGGAACGTCTGGAACGTCTGAAAGGTCTTGGGGAGGGTTTTACTCCCCAACACCTTTCTATCATAGTAATCAACGGCTACATCAGCGTCCTCACTAAGAAAGGCGTGGTGACTGATGGTCAATACGATGTTACCCAACGTGGAAAAGACCTCATTGCCATCTGTGAAGAGTTTGAGTGGGAACCTTCTGACCAAGACATTGCCGCATATGTGCGGGACATGGTAACACCTTCATCCCGAAAGGCATTTGCAACTTTGCTGGCACGGTATCGGGATGACCGTGAGGGATTGTTCAAAGACATTAAAAAAACGATGGGCGATTCGGGGGCTGAAAGTAATTAACATCCTTGCGATTTCTGCTATACTTATACGCATATGAAGAAAACTTTTATTGCACTGTTCTTGGCAATTTCCTGTTGCATCGCCACCGCCGTAACTCTCAACCTTCAATGGTGTCCTACATCTGACCCGACTGTAACTGGTTATCGAGTTTATTACTCGGCGACCAACAAAATTGCAGGGTGGGCACCTGTCGTTTACACAAACGGCACAAACTGTCCTCCCGGTGCAATTATCTCCAATGGCACAAACTGGCTTCGCAGCTATCAGACCAACATTACGGTTGGCCTGACTAATTTTGTCTCCATCAGTAACGCAGTTGTCGGAAAGACGTATTACGTTTCAGTCAAGGCATATAATGCCGTTGGACTTGAAAGTGATTGGTCCAACGAAGCGGAGAAAACCGTTACTAACTTCCCACCATCCGCACCTGTTAATTTGCAGATTATTGACGTGAAATGATGATATTTATGAGTATGAAGAAACTCATGCTCATTTTATCATTAGCGATGTTTGTCGTAGTTTCTGCATCGGCTCTTGATTTGTGGTTCGCATGGACTCCAAATGCAAACAGCGAAGCAGTAACCAGCTACGTCATTCAACAGGCCACAGGCACAAGCACCAATTTCATTGATGTTGTGACCGCTCCCGGCACGACTAACGTGTGGGCAGTCCGTGGTCTCGGAAATGGTGCATACAAGTTTCGCCTCGTTGCTGTCAATGGAGCGGGACGCTCACAACCATCAACGGTTGTGTCCTTCCCAACCAATGTGCCATCTGCACCAGCGAACTTCTCATTAACTAACGCTCCCACTCAATAACCTATGCACTGGTCTGATTTATTCAAAGGTCGCAACAACCGAGTATCCCGAACGGCTGTAGCATTTGTGGCATGGCTTGCATTTATCATCTTGATGATTGGATACGCAACCTACAAAGGTGATGGAAAAATTCCTGATTTGCCACAGCCATATGTCTATTTGACCGTGGTGTTTTGTGGCACTTACACGGCACGTCGGTATTTGGATGGAAAGACAACGGAAGTTCCGCCAGTGAATCCTCCAAAAACTCCTTGACAATTTCAAGGGCTGTGGTAGGATGCTTTCGTCATAAGTGACTCTACGCCGAGACGCAAGTCTTGGAGGAAGTTCGCCGCTGCACAGCAGATGATTGGGAGAAAATATGAAATGGCCTATACAAAAACAGGATATATTCGTTTCTTGTCCGAAATGTTCTCATAAGGTAGTAATACCGAAACGAGACAAAAAGAACAAGAAGGCTCGTTGTCCCGATTGTATGTCCATCATGTTCGTTAACACCACATATTAGCAGCAATCCTAAATAGGCCGAGTCTAGTGCTGGACGTTATCAAGGCCGAGGTTGGAGCAGTCTTCTTTAACGGGAGACCAGTAGCAATACTGAGATAAATGTAGAGATAGAACAGAACGGCGGCTATGGCTGTGACACAAAATGAGACGGGTTCCCGAAAGGTGGACACCGTAAGGGTTAAAATGTTACCCGCAAGCCTATTACATGCCTGTCTCACCAATTTCTGTTTGCACAGAGAACCATCAAACGGTTCGTTGTGCGAACCGTTTGCAGATTGTAGCGTCAAACGCTACGTTCTGCAAATGTGATTCGGGGCTATCGTTCAACGGTAGGATAGGTCATTCGCAATGACTTGATACGGGTTCGATTCCCGTTAGCTCCACCATTCTTCTTGACTTCCCCACGGGTTCTGCTACAATCCCCTCATGAACGTTCATATTCTTGAACTTAGAGACCTCGCCCGTCAATACTCTATTGACCCCGAGATTCTACCATTGATTGATGTTGTTCTCGACAATCCACATTTTTCGGAATGGTCTGGTTCGGCATACTCATATCATCATCATTATGGTGATGGTGGGTTGGCACGACATACCTATGAAGTCGTCCGACTTTGTTTGTTGAATCGGGATGCTCTCAGCAAAATGGAAATGAACAAGGAAGAGTTGTTCCTTGCCGCCTTGTATCATGACATTGGCAAACTTTTTGATTATGAGAAGGTCAATGGCGTTTGGCAGGGCACTCTTCACAAGCGAATGATTCATCACATTTCCCGCTCTGCAATCACATGGAGTCATTCGTGGCGGGATTTTGAAAACAAGACCAAAACGATTTCAACAAACTACCACGACTCCGTTCTCCATGCGATTCTGGCACATCATGGAAGCCGTCAGTATGGCAGTCCAGTTGCTCCCAAGAGTCAAGTTGCTTGGATGTTGCACCTGTGCGATGGTATCAGTGCTCGTATGGATGATTGGAACAAATCAGATGTTGTGGATAAGGACAAAGGAAAAGTATGATTTACTGGTTTATCGGACAACCCGGATGCGGTAAGACCACCTTGGCAAAAGAACTGAAACGTCGGTTCGACGCAACAGGTGTAGCGGCAATCCACCTTGATGGCGACGATTTACGGGTCATCTTTGGTGGGTCTTACAAGACCGAACATTTCACGAAAGAGTATCGGGATTCAAACACCCGCAAGCTGCAAAACTTTGTCGAGTATATCGAAAAGCAAGGTGTCAATGTCATCGTGTCCACAGTCAACGGCGACCGTGGTATCCGTGAAGAATTGAAGCAACGAAATCCTCGGGTAAAAGAAATCTATGTGACCAACACAGGTCCACATGTTCGGGAAGACCGCAAGTATTTTGATTTCCAAGAGCCAGTGGACAATTATGTGCCCGTGAATACTAATGGCTTGACACCAGAGGAAGCTTTGCGTATAGTGTGGCCAAGTTTATGAGTAAACGCATGTCCAGTAAGTTGAAGAGCCGATGGTCTTTGAAGAAGCCATTGTATCTGAAAAAGACGGATAGACGTTATTCTCGTCACGTCAAGCAATTGAAACGACATGGGTTCTCCGACGCAGAAACATGGAGTCTGGACAGTGTTATCGTTGAGTTCGTGTTGCCTCGCCTAAAAAGGTTCAAAGAAGTCCACAACGGGTTTCCGGGTGGTGGCGACATGACGGAACAGAAGTGGGAAGAGATTCTGGACAAGATGATTTTCGCCTTCGAGTTCTATTCGATGAAGGATGATTGGTCGGAAAACAAACCCGGTTTCGATTTGGAATACCAAGAATATGAAGAAGGAATGCGACTCTTTGCCAAGTGGTTCCCCCACTTGTGGTGGTAAGCGGCAGGCTCGGACGCCCTACCAGATGACTCAGAACATGCAGGATTACAACCCTGCGATTGATTCTCCACTGGAACATGTGGTTGACAGTTTCGGATACGACGCCACAAGCCCGTTTGTTCCGCACGGAATGGCCTTACTCAAGTTTGCAATGCTGTTGGAAGCCCTCGACTGGCATTGGTATCACACAGGCCAAGTGACCGAGGCCGAAGTTCGAGAGAAAGTCAAGTGGGCAGCAGAGTTGATGGACAAGAAGTTTGACATCACATACCAAAGATTGCCCCAATGAAAGAGACTACTCAGCATTACTATTTGATAGTTGAAAATCCCGAACTGGTTGAAATCGGACAGCCGATAATAGATGGTGATACCATCATCGGATTCATATCCGACGTGATTTTCGACGGGCGAGCCGAGGTTGTTTTGTGGGAGACAAGTGAATTTGAGTTTCTCGAAAACATGGAAAACATTTCCGATTCAGTGGAGAACCCGCTCGAATTGTTCGAGATTGCGATGGGCAAGGCAAGTGAGCGAGTCAAACACAATTGGAAAGAAATGATTAAAGCAAATGAACGATAAACCAACACTCGGATTGTATGCAGGTTCTTTTGACCCATTTCATGTGGGACATCTGGACGTTGTGAAACAGGCAGCAGACATGTTCAATGTTGTCATGATTGCCAAAGGAATCAACAGTTCCAAAATCAAGGCGTCTCTGCCGAACGACCGCTATGCGTTGCCAGTTCAATTCCTGAAGACGTTTCGGCATGATGCCGACATTCAGGTGGACACCTACGACACTCTCTTGGTGGATTACATCAAGGAGTTGGAAAAGACCTACAACGTCACGCTGGTTCGTGGATTGCGTCGGGGTGCTGACTTGGAGTATGAGCAGAACCTTGTAGCGTTCCTGCGGGGAATGCACCCACAAGTCAAGGTTGCACATTTCATGGCACGTCCTGAATTCGCTCATATCAGTTCAAGTGCTCTGCGTGACATCCGGCACTTCTCCGAACTCGAATACAAGAAGTATGTCGTGTCGGATTAAAAAAAGTCGAATCCACTTGACATTTCGGGCGACTCTGCTATATTTATTGGCGTAAGGTTGCTCTTTGATTAACAAACGAGGAACGGACTTCTTGACGGAAGCCGCACCAGTCCTCGTGCTATTGGGGCCATCTGTCTAACGGTAAGACGGTAGCTTTGCAAGCTATAGATCGGGGTTCGATTCCCCGTGGCTCCACCAATTTTGTGTTCGGTTGTTTCAAAGGAAACGCAAACATATTCGTCTCGTCGGTCATGAGTGTAAACTTGGCTGGCTTTTGTGGTGTATGACTCTGCAAACTCTGCATGATTACCCTAAAGCTGTTGTGGCGAGATAGTGACAGTAGTTACGTGAGCGTTTGAATCCGAAGAAATTGAACGGATTAAGAAACTATGGGTTGAATTCCCAAACGGAACGCCAATTTGTAGTTGTATAGTCAAGTATTAGCGATTAGTGCTGGACATGACCTAATCAGGACTGTGGAATTTCGATATTATCTGTCTCACCAACAGAGAGAAACAGCCACAGAATAATATCAACTACTTAGCTCATGAACCATGTGTTCAAGGAGTAACGAGACCGTCAGAAATGGCGTTCTCAGCAATTTAACAGATTGTTCGTGCAATTGCACAATGGACGATGAAAAGTAAACGTTCCACACGTTTTTGAAAAGAAACGAGGACAAAATTCTGTGGTCATCTGTTAAAATTTTAGCCTATCGCCCATGTGGTGAAAAGGTATCTGAGGCCGATTAAGATGCGGTCTCTGCATAAGACCGGGAGACGGGTCTATAAAGAAGTCGGAAGCTCTTCACCTGAAGGTGAAGCAGAACAACTCGGCGGGCACGACCCGCTGATGACGGGGCTATCGTTCAACGGTAGGACATGACTATGGCATAGTCGAGATAGGAGTTCGATTCTCCTTAGCTCCACCAAATTTGTATTGGGAGTTAGTGTAGTGGTAGCACGGCTGTCTCTGAAACAGTAAGTGAAGGTTCGATTCCTTCCCTCCCAGCCACTTTTTGTTCTTTGACGAGTCTCTATTAAAGTGACGCTGTATTGGATACTAACGTCAAAATTGCGGACAATAAGTAGGCACTTAAGTTGTGCTGAAGACCGCAACAGGTTATCTCTGGCCTAAAGAAGAGTATGAGCGGGACGTGACTCTCGCAGGCTCGTCATATTGGAAGGTTAAATGCTCAGGGTAGCATCACCGCTTGGAAAGCGGCTGGTCGGTCAAACGATGGGATTCGAGTTCTCAGCCTTCCGCCAATTTAATGAAATTCAAACGAGTTGGAACGATTCACGATAGGCGAACAAAAGCGTATCGTAAATGGCTTCATGGATGTGCTGCCGCTGCTGAAGCAAATGTGTGGCCATCGTTGATAAAGAATTTGGATAGTCAACCGAGCAGGGTCTCGGAACTGCCTCGAAAACAGATTGTCCCTTAACCGGGATGGGTTTCGACTACTCGGCTATCCGCCATCTTCAAGAAGTGATACCAAAGCTGCGGAGGATTCCTTTGCAGTAGAACACGACATGCCACCAGAACTTTCCTCGATGTCGGCCCATAAAAAGCCATTCTCGAATCATTCTGAACAGACATCGAACATGCAGCCATGCGTGCCCCACATTGAAGTAGCGTTGCATAGGAGAATATAAATATCCACCAGAAAATAAAAACGCACTTGACAACCTCACTCTCTTCTGCTATTCTTCGCACGTAAATTGAAAACAAAGTTATGACTACATTACCTATTTGGTTTCTCGTTCTCAGTCTCTTTCTTCCACGCATCGCTCTCATTGCGGCATTCTTCACAGACGGCGCATTTCCTCATCTGTTCACGAAATGGCTGAGTGTGCCAATGGCGTTGCTCATTCCTCGAATCCTCATTCTGATTGCCATCGCCACCGTGATGGGAATTTGCGTTTGGTTCTGGATTCATCTGGCAGTGTTCCTGTTCGTGTGGGGTGTGAACATCCTTCGCTACGCCGCCAAGTCCAACGACTAACATGCCAAAGCAAGTCGCCAATCCTAACGCCGAAGCATTCTCTAAGTGGTGGAATACCACGGGGTTTGCTGTAGCCAAAGAAAAGGGCATTCTCAATGACCCAATTGCGATTGCCAAGCTTGCTTATGAGACGGGACTCTATGAGTCACCCATCATGTTATCGTGGAAAGACTCGACCGTTTTCAAATCTCACTTCATTCGCTGTTCATGCAGTGGTCACATTCTGGAAGCCGAAGTTTACGACTACCAAGATGGCGACCAAGGCGTGAACTTTTCCATTTGGGAACGAGGCCGTGACGGAAAGAAAATCCGCTCGTGGCGTGAAAAACTTCGATGGTGTTGGTGTATCCTCAAGACTGGATGCCCGTGGGCTGACGACATCATCGCAACTAACCAAGAGGCCCGTGGGCTTGCAGAGTTCCTACTTCAAAATGTTCCAAAAGAACAACCACATGAAGAAAACCAAAAGTAAGAATGAGGCCGCACCTGCCGCTCCACAGGTGAAAACGGAAGGTAAGGAGGCGAAACCCGCTAAGTTCGTCGTCGTTCGTGACGGGTATCGGGTATCGGACAAAGAATATGCCGCTGCTAACGATGAAGCGGCCATCAACGAACGAGACTTCTGGACTCGTGTAGCGAAGAATGCGTCATACGGCGAACCCGTGGCGATTGTTCAATACGATTCCAAGAAGCATCGTGTTTGGTAACAGCCAAGGAGAACAGTCGCACTTGGGGATAATATAGTGCGACATGTAACGTAGGCAATTGCATACGTGCGAAAGGACGAAACTTCGGTTTCGTCCTTTTTTCATGTACTGATTCGATTCTTCTTCATTATCAGAACCCGTTCAGATATTTATTAGTATGGTCAAAAAGAGGAAGACCGTCATGAATACGAACGAGTCCTATGTCTTACCTTCGCCCAGCGAAGACATGAGGAAATTCGTCACGAAATTCAAGATAGACATGATGGAGCATATAGTAGCTTCGATTAAGTTTGCCGTTGACAACAAACTTCCAATCGTCGAAGTATTTCAATTCTCGGATTCACCATTCGTCGTCACCATCGCCGAAAAGGAATTCGACCCCAACCTCGCCCACATAGAAAAGTTCTACACTGATAACGAAATGTATGAACTGTGCCCACGAGTTGAGCAGTTACGTAACCTCATAAAAAAGAAGACCGATGAAAAAGAAAAACCTGAAACGGGTAATGACGGAACAGCCAGTTCCGACGCAAAATGAAAACATTCCACCTACTGACAGAAGTCCAATCATCCCACAACGCTCAAAACTAAAAACCAGCTTACACATTTATCAACGACCACTTACTGACAAGCAAAAACAATTTCTCGAATTAGCATCCGACAAATCCACCAAAATAGTATTCGTATCCGGCCCAGCAGGAACGAGTAAGACCTTTCTCGCTGTGATGGAAGCCTTGAAACTAATCAGCGACAAGCGTGCCAGCGACTTGATTTACATCCGCAGTGCTGTCGAAAGTTCTGATACAAAACTCGGATTCCTTCCCGGCGAAGCTGGCGACAAACTTGCCCCATATCTCCAACCTTTGTTGGACAAACTGGCAGAAATGCTGCCCAAGAATGAGATTGACCTTCTCATGAAAGAAGAACGTGTCGCTGGCGTGCCAGTCGGATTCCTTCGTGGTCTCAACTGGAATGCCAAGGTTATTATAGCCGACGAGTCCCAAAATCTTACCTTCAAGGAACTTTTCACACTTATTACTCGTGTTGGAGAGTTTTCAAAAGTATTTATATTGGGCGATCCAGAGCAGAGCGACATCAACGGCAAGAGCGGTTTTATAAAAATGATTAGCCAGTTTGACGATGAAGAGAGTCGAGCAAACGGCATTCACGTCTTCCGATTCACTGAGGACGACATTGTTCGTAGTGGCCTCGTGCAATTTATCATCAAAAAGGTAAAAAAAGCTCTGTAATCGCTATGTATAGTGTATTATGGCAAACAAGCGTGTATCAGAACTGACACAAATTGCAGTCGGCGAATTGAATTCGTCCGATTTGTTGCTGTTGTCAGATGTTTCAGCCCAAGAATCCAAGAAGCTAACTCTTGGTGACTTAAACAGTTACATCTTGACCGATGGTAATCTCTCAGGCTCGTTTTACGGAACTGCAAGCTGGTCAGAACAAGCCAAAACTGCATCATATCTCACAGGAACAATTACCAGTGCATCCTATGCAATCACGGCATCCTATGCATTGAACGGAACGAATAACGCAAGTTCAGCGTCTTGGGCATCATCGTCGCTCAGTTCTTCCTTCGCTCAAACCGCCTCGTTTGCCCAAACAGTTCGCTCGGCAGCTACCGCTTCGTTTGCCACGTCGTCTAAGTTTGCTGATTCAGCTTCGTTCGTTATCTATTTTGGAACCAACAACGGAACAATTCAGAATGCAATCAATGCAACATCAGCAACTACTGCTACGAGTGCATCGTTTGCGACCGCAGCACGTTCAGCTTCATATGCAACCACCGCTTCGGCGGCATTGATTGCCAACACCGCACTCACTACAAGCGTAGCCTTTAGCTCGTCGTTCGCTTCGTATGCTGCAACTGCTTCAATTGGTATTACAACCAATGTGCAGTCAAGCGCATCATGGGCGTCATCATCGGTTAGCTCGTCATATTCACTTTACGCCGAAGAAGCAGCAAACGCAATTACTGCATCATACGTGACACCAAACTTGTCACTGACTCAGTATGGTATTTTCTTGGCCATTTCCCAATCGAATTACCGCAGTCAGTTGGACAAAGTTGACCTTGACCCATTCTTGGACGTGCCAGCCACAGCTTCTATTGAAGTTGCGGGAACGATGGTTGCTCCATACACGTCTTCAATTTTGTTGAATGAAAGCGTGACCCTCTATGCATTGAATCGTGCTACGGGACAAATTTACACGCTCGACTCGACGCCGATTTATGTAAACATTCAGGGTCAGTATTCAAGTGTTTCAGCATCTATCACTGCTACAGTGGATGGAAACATGAACGGCTCATTCACGGGTTCGGTGACAGGTTCGTTCACGGGTTCTATTTCTGGAAGTAATGCTAACGGGGCATTGACGGCATCCGCATCTGGTTCTGTAAATGCAACCTATACGGGAAACCTTACTGGCTCAATTTCTGGTTCTGTCTCTACCTTCCTTTCAGGTTCGATGAAGATTCCATTCCTGTTGATGGGACAAGCTTACCTTGAATCTGGTTCGTATATGCTGTTTGTCAGTGCTTCTACGTCCAAGGTTTACATTGAACCTACCCGCACAACTCGGTTCAGCATCAGTAGTAACATTGGTGAGTTCGGAGTAAATCCGGGTGAAGTTATTCAGTTGACAACCACGAATACGTCCGAAACCTTGAATTTCAGTTCTTCGGCTGGTGGTCCTTTCACAAACACGGCTGCAAGCATCGTTGCCTCGGCATCCCTTGGTGACAGCATCACCATGATTGATGTTTCCAACGTATCAAGTATCCGTTACATTTGGACGTTGACCGCATTGACCGAATTGAAGAGCTACAACAACATTTTCTTGAACGATGTTCAAGGTATGCCTGCATCTATTGTCACCATGTCGTTGCAGAACGGCGTCCTCAACAATTTGTATGATTTGTCGGGTTCAGCATGTAAGATTCTGAATGTGTATGGCAACCAATTGTCAAGTATTGGAAGTTTGCCAGCCACGATGTCTTACATCAACTGCTCAAACAACCCAATTCTTTCGTTGCCCACAACCATTCCTGCGGGAGTGACTGAACTGTATTGCAACAACACTTCAATTTCGTCTCCACCAGATGAATTCCCATCAACCATTGTTTCGATGTCGTTCTCAAACAATTCAGGATTGAGTTTGTGGTTGACCGCATTACCATCTTCATTGGCTTCGTTTGACGTGTCAAGTTGTTTGGCTCTGACAGCACTGCCAACGATTCCTGCAAACGTGAGAACGTTGGTTGCTAACGGATGTTCATTGACCGATGTTGCACAAGACAACATTTGTTCAAACCTCGTTACGAATGCCTTGACTTCGGGTTCGTTGAATTTGCTTGGTAATGCCTCGTTGTTACCAATCACGGTGACACGTATCGCCACACTTCAATCGAGAGCGTGGACGGTTTCATACTAAGGATTGATTTATGTTTACTGGAAGCATTAAGATTAGCGAATTGGATGCACTGAACCTAGTGGTGGGTGCAGATTTCTTCCCACTCGTTCAGAGTGGTTCGCTAACGACTTATCGGGTTGACATCACGACACTCAACAACTGGTTCAGAGTGAGTGGTTCTGCTTTGTCCGCATCATGGGCATCAAGTTCTATCAACTCTTTGGTCTCGGTCTCCGCATCTTTTGCATCCCAATCCATTTCTGCCTCGTTTGCTTCGAGTTCAATCAACTCTCTGCAAACGGTCTCCGCATCGTGGGCCTCAAGTTCAATCAGTTCTATCCGCACTGTATCGGCCTCTTTTGCCTCACAATCAATCAGTGCGTCATACGCTCCATTCAACCAGTCGTTCCAAGCAAGTGCATCTTGGGCATCACAATCGCTGAGTTCGTCATATGCAGTTTCCGCATCCTATGCACCATTCCAAGGCGATACAACGCCTATCGGTGCAATCATGGGATTTGCGACTACAACTGCTCCAAACAACTGGTTGGAATGTGATGGCGCAGCATATTTGACGCAATCATTCGCCAGCTTGTATGCCGCAATCTCAAGTTCTAATGCGTCAGCTTCGTTCGGCTATCTTTGCGACAGTTTCGGTAATCGTGATGCCGCAGGCTATTATTTTAAAGTTCCCGATTTGAGAGGTGAATTTGTTCGTGGCTGGGATCATAATCGTGGCATTGATACTGGACGTTTGTTTAGTAGCATTCAAACCGCAAGTCTTGGAACGCATTACCACGGGTTTGGTTCATTTGATGCTGCTGGTAATGATGATGCTCATTTTATTCTCCGTAGTTGGAATGATGGAACAAATTATACTGGTCGTCGCTTGACAGGTGATTCGGGTAACAACGGCACCGTCGTTCTGAATAACCCAGCATATGCTCTCGGAACAACTGGTCCAGTAAACGTAAGTGACTGTTATCCACGCAACATTGCGTTGATGTATTGCATCAAGTATTCCAATAGCACAAACTTCGCATCAAGTGAATCAGCTTCAATTGCTGGCGATGTAGTTGGAACGCTGGCATCCTCAACAGTTGTCAAACTTCGCAACATTCCAATTACTTCGTCTGCACCTACCGATGGTGACATTTTGCTATACGATTCTGCATCGAACGTATGGTATGGTGGTTCACCAAACATCGGTGGAGCACCCGGAAAATCGTTTTGGGTAGCAAACCCCGGATGCGTAATTGGTGACTATACCCGCAATCGAATTTTCGTTTACAACTACGAACGTCATAGCGGACGCCGTATGCTTGTCAAAATTGACATGGATACAAACGTGGCAACTCATCAAATTCAATGGCCACAAGACATGTGGAATTTCAACGGTCGTATTTTCCGCAAATCAACAGATGGATTGTTACATATTCATGTTCATGGAGACGGTGACATATACGATTACGACATTGATGGTCAAACTGTTACTCGTCTTACGGGTACTAGCGGGGCAATAAACTCGAGACTGACACCAGTCAAAGTAAGTTGGTTCTCGGGATCTCTTCGTCCAACCGTTTGGTCGTTGTATGGAGGATACAGTGCAGGCGGCAACGGCGATGTTCCAACATTCCGTTATTACAAGACTTACTGGGACGGTGCATCGTGGACGTATTCTGTTCTTCCAAGTGCATTGGCACTGGACATCAAGTCGGTGCAGAACAACACTGAATATCGAAAATTCCTTTGCTACTCGACAAATCCCGGTAATGGCGCAAATACTCTCATGTGGGATTACAACTACATCAAGAAGCGTTATTACCTGATGGATACTGCTACTGGATACTTGCACATCTTCTCACAAGATGTAGGGGATATTGATACCAACTTTGATACGGCATCTATTTCCTATGTTAAAACTCTTGCTGTGTCTGTTCCTTCAATGGATACATGGCAAGATGCCGATGCAGAAAAATTCATCGTTGATTACGACCCCGATACAGGAGAAGAACGAGGCATCTGCCATAACCGCCGAGGAAATACATCGCTGCTCGGCGTAGCCGCCTATATCTATTGGCCAGAGAACTAACATTTGAATACGTATGTGCAGGAATACGCCTCCTTTTTGGGGGCGTTTCCTTTTGTTGGGGACTATTTATAACCTATGAAAGACAAACTGATTGACCGTTTCATTGGATTCGACAAATTGCTCGGTATCACAGCCCTCGCCCTTGCCCTCGTAGCAGCATTTTTCTCTGTTTATGGTATTGCCACCCTCTTTGCGGGTGCGTTCGTTCTAACGGCAATTATGGCGTCTGCCCTTGAAATTGGTAAACTTGTCACTGTAACGTTTTTATATCGTTATTGGCAGAAGTCCAAATCCTTTCTAAAAGTCTATTTGACCACTGCCGCAATCGTCTTGATGCTCATTACGTCTCTCGGTATTTTTGGATACCTTAGTGCGGCATATCAAAAATCGGCCATTGAATTCAAGGCCAGCCAAGAAAAGATTACCCTCATTGAAGGTCAGAAGACTTACATGCATGACAAGATTGCTCAATCCAAGACTCGCATCGAAACTTTGAACAACATGCGGATAATGCAAGAAGCTCGATTGAATGAAGGCATGACGAATGCATTCTTGACTCGCAATCCTCTTCAACTGAAACAGCTTCAAGACCAGACCGTTGAAATGATTAAATCCGCCGATGAAAACATCAAATCGGAACAGGCAAAAATTCAATCCACGACAGATGAGATTCAAAAAATTGACACACAGGTTAATGAAATGAAGTTTGCCTCGGCAGGAAAGAAAGATATACGAACCTTTCAATTCGTAGCCGAACAATTTGGAACCACGCTGGATACGGTCGCCAAATGGTTCATCATCACTCTTATTTTCGTGTTCGACCCGTTGGCTGTAGCATTGATTTTGGCATACAATGTGGTCGCATATAAAAAAGAGAAGGATGTAGAAATTCCAGCACCAGTTGTTCCAGAAGAGAAGAAAGTCATAGTTAATACGGCTATTGAAACTCCTATAGTTCCTCAAGAAACCCCTGCAATTCCCCAAGAAATACCTCCTACACCAGCCCCCGATAATAATGATTCAGAGTTTCGGAGAATGTTCAAGATATAATAAATTGACAGAAGGAACAAGTTCGTATAAGATATGACCGAATAAAGTAAAAAAAGTTTTCACTTAGAATGAGCAGTCCATATGTATGGGTCAGCTAGTGATAAAGTTGACCTATGGATCAATCAGACATAAAATACATTTTAGACATGCTCAACGATGCAATCGCATCAAAAGATTGGGACATCGTTGAAGAGGCGAGAGACGAAATGAGAGACGAGTATCTGGATTCAAATTCGCAAAACAACGATGACGAAAACACATGATTACATTTCTCTTGATTGTCATTTTAGTTATTTCTTTGGGACTCAATATCGCCGCTTACATACTTATTCGGAATCTCCTGAAGAAACAAGAAATCTACGAGCAATGGATTCTTGAATTCAAAACAGCCGTTAATACGACGCTGGATTTGATGAGACAAATTGACAAGCAAGGTGTGTTTGCAACCTCAGTAAACGAAAAGGGGATTTTCGAGTCAGATGACCAAGTGGGAGAAGTCTTCAAACGGATAACGGCACTCATTGAGAAGTTAAACGAACGAACTCAATGAATTATGAGCCGACCAAAAAAAGTTACACACAATAAGAAGAAGACAACCAAGACTCGCCCAAAGCAATCTCGACACCCCAAAGTTCGTAAACAACCCAAGGCTAAAAAAAGCCATTCCGTTGTAGCGGTCAACGTTTCGACCCCCGGACCAGTTTCCTTGGATGCCACATTGCCCTCGAAGCCCCGCAAAAAGAGGGGGACGAATCCGACTCGAATGTATTTTACACAAGAGACGGAAGATGCCATCATCGCCTACAACAAGGAAGAAAACACCGACGTTCGGGAACAAATCTTCCGTGACAAGATTCACCAGCCCTTCCAAAAACTCGTTGAGAATGTCTTTAACACCTTCAAGTTCTCATATTTCGAGACCGGACCTCAAGACGTTCAAAAGGAATGTTTGACGCATTTGGTAGCGAACATGCACAAGTTCGACCCCAACCGTCAAAGCAAACTGAACCCCAACAAAAAGGCCAAGGCATTCGCCTATTTCTCCATCATCGCCAAGCATTATCTCATTCTGCTCAATAATACCACGTATGGAAAGTGGAATAAGAATGTTGAAATCAGTGATGACCGAGACGAAAATACAGTTCAGCTTCAACAAGATGACAAGTATTATGCCCAACAAGAAATGTCTGATTTCATTCGACTCATCATCGAATTTTGGGAAAAGAATGTCAACAAAATCTTCACCAAGCAACGTGATTTGAACATTGCCAACGCTGTTGTGGAACTGTTCCGCAACTCAGAACGGATTGACGCCTTCAATAAAAAGGCTCTCTATCTCTACATCCGAGAAATGGCCATGTGTAAAACCCAACAGATAACTAAGGTCATCAACCGTATGAAACAATACCATGATAACCTGCAAAAATCGTATCTTGAGAACGGTTCGTTCAACACCGAGCGTTCGCTGGGGTAAGTAGGATGTTAAAATAACTTAGCAATGAAACGCTCAATTTGGGCGTTTCACCCTATTTATGTACGTATGAGAAAAGGGTCAAAAATGACACTCGAATCCCGGCAGAAGATGTCTGCATCCAGAACTGGAAAGCCATCTAATCATACTGGTTGTAAACATTCGGAGGATTCTTGTAAGAAAATGTCTCAAGCTCATATAGGGCAAAAATCGGGAATGAAAGGAAAAAAACATTCCGTTGAGACCAGATTGCATCTTTCATCGTTGAAGCAAGGGACGGTTCAAAGCGAATCCCATAGACAACATGTTTCTGTGGCCATAACAAATGCGTGGCAAGTTCCAGAAAAAAGAAAGCGAATGTTGGATAGATGTCGGTGGAAGAATACATCTGCCGATAAAGGACAATTAGAACTTTTGAAAAAGTGGGAAAGTATAGGATTCAAGTTTGAACCAAACTATAGAATCAAAACAGATGTAAACTTGTTTTACATTGATGGATATGATTCAACTCATAACGTTGTGTTGGAATATGATGGAAAATATCATTCTCGAACACAGCAACAGAAAAAAGATGTTCTTAGGCAACAAAAAATAATAGACATTCTAAAACCTAAGAAGTTCTGGCGATACAACGCTGTTACTAAAACGTTTAGAAATGTCTTGGAAGGATGAAGTAATAATTTGGCAAACCTTGATTTTGAAGTAGCAGATGGTAAAACGTTCCGTGATTTGTGTAAAGAAATCATAGACCGCTCACAAAGCAAAAAAGACCAATTGGATACGTTGGTATCCGATG